GGTTTTCAATATCATTAGTATGAACATTATCAAATGCTGGATTAAGTACAAACTTAACATTTGCTAAGAAAGGTATTACATATGAAGTATATGCAAATCCAAAGTTTAAGTCCATTCCTTTTCCTGTGATAGCTCCTATGTCTGCAGCTTGAATTAAAAGACCTGAAGAGATTGCTTCAGTTTTAATTGCCTCATTAACCATTCTCATACCTGCCATACCAGTTTGAACAACTAGTGAACGTTTTGGATCTGGACCTTGGAACTCAACCTTACCATTGAAGAAGTTGTAGATTTCTCCACGGAACAAATCAAGAGTAAAGTTATTTTTGTTGTAGATTCTTTTGAAAGAGTTATCCAACTGTCTCCAAAGACCGACAGATAATCTGATATCATCTGGACCATCTTGACGAACTCTACCACCTTGTCCCCACATTAAGTAAGTTTCAATGTCAGTAGCTACTTTTGTCAAGTGAGCAGATTCCATTTGTGTTAAGAATGTTCTAGATAAGTCACCGTTGTCAAATGCACGTTTAACTTTGTCTTTACCCATTACTTTAACCATATCATCTAAAGATGAAATTGATGGATCAATTGATTTGTCAAATGTTCTCCAGATTTCAGTTACAGGAACTGTACCATCTGCATTCATTCCACCTTTGATCATCAAGTCTGCACGAGAAGAGATAGAGTAGTGAACGTGAGCTTCAGCACCACCAACAAAGTTATAGAATTCACGGAATCCAGTTCTTGTTGTGATGTCAGAAAATCTTTCACCATACTCTCCACGAGCAGAACCTTTACGGAATACTTTAGTACCGTTAGCTAAGTACTTGTTGTCAATGTATTTGTAGTTGTCATTGTTTACCAACTGTACAGTATAGATATATCCATCACCTAAAGGTAAGATATCTTCGTCTGTAATGTACATCTCAACACCGTTGTATTTGTCATATGTGATGATATCACCATGTCCAAACTCACGTCTGTTTAACTTGATACGGAATGTTGTACCATCTACACCTTTGAAATCATTGTTTGGTTCAATGTCTTCAATGATATAAGGAAGATCCACAGATACTGGGGTCTGCCATCTATACTCTCCACGAGCATTATCTACCATGATTACATTTTTACCACCAAATGAGGACATTTGATAAAGTGGCATTTCAACTTTTTGAGCCATAGCCCATAGATCCACAGGACCTAAGTCCATTGGTTCTGCATCTTTTAGCATGTTCACCAGGTGGTAAGAATCCACATGGGAACTTGCATTGTAAGCGGTATCCCGGAGGAAAATACCATTATTCATTACTGGAGTTGCCATTTTTTATTTTGTTTTTATTTGTTACTAATTAAAATCTTCTGAACATAGTCCCCTTAGAAAGCTTTCTAGGTTCAGATTTTGATGTTGGCCTTCTAGGCTCATCATCATACTCGTTGTTAATAGAAGAAGTTATTTTTCTTGATTCTTCTGTTTTCAATTGTCTTACTACTTTTTCTGTAGCTTGTTTACTTCCTTGATCTCTTACTTTACTTTTATAACCATTTGGATCAGCAAGTAACCAAAGTGCTTCTGCAATTAAGTCATGTCTTGGTTCTACAAATTGATACTTCTCTAATAGGTGACCAAGTAAGTTAGTTGGTTTCCCTGATATAGAAGGGTAGTTTGGTTGAACTAGTCCGGAGAATAATAATCCTTGAACTTTTTTGTCAAGCTTCAAACCACCAATTGTACCACCAGCTAATGTACTATAAACATTTTCTTGATATGCTTTTGCTTGTTCTGCTTGCATACTCTTCTTTTGTTCTTGTTCTGCTAACTGTCTTGCAATTATTTCTTCTTGCATCATATCTAACTTAGGTTTAAATTGATTAGCTTTTTGTTCTAATCTATTTAAATCTTTCCAGTCTTGAATCTCAGCTTCAATTTCTTCTGCTGTTCCAAATCCTGTAGTATGAAGATATGCTCTTGCAATTTCTGCTTGATCATATTCATCTGAAGGATCAAGTTGTCTCATTTCTTCTACGTGAGCTAGTGTTCTAAATAAACCTTTAAGGTCTTGTCCACCATCTGCTACATATTTTGCTGCTACTTGAAGTTCTTCAGGAAGTGCATTAAAGAATTCTCTTGGAGTATTTTCTCTAATTGCATTTTCTCTTTCTTGGAAGTTTGCTTCAAAAAGTTCTCTAAAATCTTTTGTTGTATATTCTTCTAATGGTTTGTCATCATCAAAACCAATTAAAGAACCTTCTTCAATCATTTTACTAGCTAACTCAGCAAGACCTGATTTATCAACCTTTGGTCTTCCTTTGTTACCTGCTTCTTCTTCTTGAGCAATAAGACTATCAAGTTCATTGATAGTTTCATCAACTTCAATCTTTTTTTCTGCAGCTTCCTTCTTATCTTCTAAAGTAGTGGAAGGATTGTCAAAGAACGTAGTATCTACATTTTCTTTATAAAACATTGATTTAGGTTTTTCATTATCAGAATCTGGTAGCATTATACTATCAGCTCCTGGTAATCCAAACAATTCATCAATGTTTACATCTACTTGATCTACCGTTGTAGAATCAACAACCTCATTGAGGTCTTTTGTTTCATCAGTCATTCTTGTTGGTTTTATGTTATACTTTAATATACAAAAATAAACTTGAAAAATTTACAAGTCTGTAAAAAAAAATTGTAGTATATAGCTAAATACTATTTTTGTTTTCCAGGTTTTACATCAAATTTATTTTTATTTTCTTGTGCAACTTGTAATTGTTTATCAGCAATCTCTTTTTGAGCTTGAATTTTCTCTCTCTCCATTTGATTTTTCTGATTCTCAATTGTCATTCTGTTTACTTCTTTCTCTCTTTGTAAACCTGCTTGCTCTTGATATTGTTCTGTATCTCTAATATCTTTCATAGCATCTTGATAATCTGACATTTGATTTTGATCAACATCTGCAGTAGCACCATAACCAGCAGCTCTAATTTCAGCAACAAGGATATCTCTTTGTCTATCTTTTTCTTTTTCAGCCATTGTTGAATCAATTTTCATTTTCTCAATTTCTTGTTGAGATTGAATTTGTTGTTCCTGCATTTGTTGTTGCTGTTGCATTTCTTGTTGTTTCTGTTGTTGTTGTTTTTGTTCAGATTCTTTTAATGCTGAATTTAATTGAGCAATTGAATCTGACTGAACAACTTTACCAAGATCGTAGATAGAAGCACCAGTAGTATTATTCTGAAGAGCCATTTGTTTTAATTGCTCAAGAATAGATCTATGATTAGCAGTGGTACTTACTGCAATATTTAAATCTCTTAGTAATAAATCAGTACCATTAATCTCAAAGTTAACTTTCTCATCTGCTGTAGTAATATAAGTTAATCTAGCTGATGGTTTGGTAGAATGATAGTATTGTGCCAAGTCAGTTCTCATTTGATGTACTCTTGGCATTAAATAATCACAGTGTTGAATAAAGAATATTTCTGTCTGTGCATAAGAAGCTGCAACAGCTTGTTCTACTCCGGTTGCAGTTTGTTGTGATAACTGTTGACCCATTCTTTGTGGATTAACTCCAATCACCTCATATGCTTGTTGTTTAAAATAGTTAGCAAGTTGGATTCTTGACAGCAAACGGTTAGTCTGTTCTAGATCTAATTTTTGGAAATGTTGAAAGTTAGTAGCATTCTCAGTGTTTGTAATTGATGTATCTAACGGAAGAATCTGAAAGTTCTTCATTGCAACAAAAGCTTTTGCATAATTACCTTTTCCCCAATCTTCTCCTAATGAGTGACGAGGTAATGCATTTTGATCAAGCATGATTACAGTACCAAGTTCATCTACTAAGATATCTGCAATCTGATTATTAACAATGTTGTATCCAATCTGGTATGGTTTCATTAAGTCAAGCAATGCAGTAGACTTAGTATTTCTATCTGAAAATACAGATCCTTCTACCGGAAGTTTACATCCATACAAAGAATTATCTCCTTTAAATTGAAACTTAAGTGGCCCAATATGATTTCTATTAACACCAATGTATATTGGAGAGAATCCACCAGGATTATTCATACCCCAGTAACTAGGAATATTTGGTCCAATTTTTACACCACCCCATACTTCATTAATCCAGATCCAATCAATATGTTCTCCAAACAATAAATTATCTTTTGTTTTGTTTTTGAAAACTCTTGTGTCATAAATAGGTTTATCTGTAATTACATAATCTTCAGATATTATGTCATTCGACACTTCCCCTTCTTCAGTAATCTTAACTAAGTGTCCAATTTTCTTTTGAGACTTCCAGTATCCAGTAGTTACTCTAAGTAAATAAGCAGTACCTTGATCATAATAGTCTTCTCCTTCAGCTAAGATTTGACTAATAACATCTGCACCATCTAGTATATTACCAGCCATAAAAGATGTATATTGTCTCATTCCTAATGATGGCATGTTCGTATTCCAGTCATGTGATTTAGTTCCATCATAGAATGAACCATCATTTTGAACACCTCCAATGTTATATCCTGCTGATCTAATTGGATATACATTCTCTAAGGCCTCATGTTGTTCTTCTGTAAGAACGTGACCATACTTATCAATAACATCTGATACAGTAAACATATCTGTTTTACCTACCCAATTTGATTGAGAAATATATCTAATATCTGGAGACTTGTGATAGAAGGTAAGAACAGGATTCCATAATTCTACTTCATAATCATCTTCCATCATTTGAAAATGCCAGAATTCTCTGTCTGTAATAAGCATATCACGGAAACCTCTTTCCTCTAGCTCATCCATTCTAAATCTTTCTACATCAACAGCATGTTGATGAGAAGCCCATTGTTCTACCATAGAGCGGTAATCTTTCTTAAAGAACTGTTCAATTTGTGGTAGTTGTTTTATAGCATCAGGTGCTAGTTGTTGTTTTGCTTCTTCAGATTCAGGATCAAGTCCTTGTTCTAACATTGCTGCAACTATTTTTGTTTGAGCATCTGTCATTAATGTTTCTTCTACTTGTGCTCTTTTTTGTTCAAGCATTTCATTGTAAGAAAAATCATCAATAGCTCTATATGTTAATTTAGTAGATCTCTTAGCAAATTCAGCCACTAAAACATTAATAACATTTGGAATGATTGGATAAAATTTTAATTCTAATGCTGAGTAATCGTCTTGTACAAGAGTTTCTACTATATCTCTATACTCATTGTTTTCTTCAATAATATAATCTGTTCTATCAATAATACCTTTTGCTAATTTATAATTCTTCATTAGTCTTCTAGCATTTCTACGGATTTGTTTCAATCCTTGCCACTCCAACCAATCAAGATTCCAAGCTGCCCATTCCTCAGTTTTATCTTTTTTAGGAATAAACTGTAATGGTTGGGTAATACTACCCATCCTGTTTTGTTCAGTCTTAGCACCTTTCTTAGCCTGTAATGCGTTTATTATTTGCATAACTTATTATTTAATATTTTTAAATGCAGATTTTTTAAATCCACTATTGAGCATATTGGTTTTTCCACCACCCATGTGTCTAAACATACTCTTATTTAATTTAAACAAATTTTCTGACTTTTGCAAGTTTTTGGCAGTATCATCCATGATTACTTTTTTAGTATAACCTCTATTTGTTTGTTGTATCCTCATGAATGCAACCAATGCAGCAAAAGAAACTAACCTATCCACATTGACTCCTGGTGCATATTCTCTCATCTCTTGAAGTAACATTTGATCAGGGATTCTTTCAATGCCATATTTTGTACGTACAATTGTACCATCAGCTTTAGTTTCTACATCAAGTTCTTCTTTACAGTATTCAATAGCATAACTTAATAAGTGAGCTTTAAATAGTGTACCAGTATTTTTCCAACCATACTCCTGGAAGACGTTAGCATTTGCACCAAGATCTTTTAAGAACATAATTTGGCTTTTAGGTACTAAGTATCTTTGTTTTTTTCTTGACATCATATACTGAATAAATAAGGAAATGTTATTCTCAATAACAGTCCAAGCATTGTACCATTCAATAATTAACTCAAGTTTTTGATGTGTTTTATTTATATCATCATATCTACCACACCAAGCTGCTACAATTTTATCTGGTTCTATATAAGTTTCTGTCTCTGTTCCGGTTATTTTAGTTACCTCTATAGGAGCTTTCATAACATAGATAGAACATAATGATTCTGAGGTGGTTGTCTTACCTTCTGACACGGGGTCAATAGATGCATAGTACTGACCAAATGATGGTTCAGCTACTGGTCTTTCCCATACTACAAGACATCCTGTTTTATCTTCAGTCTTTTTAGTCATTGGAAACTCCTTAATTGGTTGTTTATTAGATGCTTTTACAACTGGTTTTCCATTTTCATCTGTACTAATATCTAAGAACTCATAGCCATATTCTTTATCTTCAATTCTTCTTTGTTGTGCAGTAAGTAAATGTGTTGGGAATACAGATACAGTTCTGTGTGCAAATGCTTCTTCAATATTTCTTGGATGCTGAGAAATCCTTAATTGATAATCTTCTGGGGATAACTCATTTTTCCATTTAGCAAACTGTTCATCTAAAGCTTGTAATGCTTCTTCTACAAGTGAATTACCATACTCATCAATATGTGGTGGCATAGACCACTGCTCAGGAATAAATAATCCTGACATACCTATAGTACCTTTTGCATCTATTAGATTTGTTTCAACAGCATAAATGTCTTTTGATATAGGGTTAAGAATCATATCCCTTAGAGGATTACATTGAGATAAGTCTCCCACAGATCCTGCGGCCATGAACATTCCTGTTGTAATCATACCTGATCTCATGGCTGGTCTCATGTACTCATATGTCTGATCCATCTTAGGAGCAATCCCTGCTTCCTCATGAAAGAAGTATTTTACTGGACCTCCTACACCATTTGTAGGATCTTTTTCAAAAGACATACCTTGCATAGTACCTTTTAAACCTACCTCATTCTTTCTATCTCCTTTTCTAACTTCAATCTTTTGTTGCCACATTAGTACTTTGTCTGGAGACATTGGTCTATACCATGCAGTATGTTCATTTAAGAATGCTGCATACTCAGACATAAATTTCCATGAACCTTTTTCATTGATATAATCTTTAAGACTAGCTCCCATTTTAAGAGTTACACCAGACTCAAACCAGAGTTGATTAAGTAACTTAGAAATATGAAAGTATGATGATGCTATCTGACGTTTCTTTAAGATAGCTACATGCTGATAGTTTAGTTCAGCTAATAGTTCATATATTGCCATATGATACTGTGCATCTCTGACTTTAGCAAAACCAAAGTTTTGTTCTTCTTTATCAAAGATAGGTAAGAAGTTTAACCACATGTAGTAATCTCTTGTTAGATACCAAGTCTTACCATTGTTTTTATAGAATACACCTTTTCTACATTTATGTTTTTCATTATCCCAGTAGTTAATAAAATCTTTAGATTTGAAAGGTGCTGTACAATATACATTGTTTTGTTTAAATTTTACAGACTGCTCATTAAATATGAAACTTGTTTCATCAAATTCATATTGACCAGGTTCTTTAAAGAGTTCTTGAATGATATCGGCAAATTCTTGTCTAGAGTTATAACTAACTGTAGTCCAATCACCATTATCCCAACAGGGTATATCTTCGTATATTTGACTCATAATTAACTATCGTAAGCTAATCCCTGTCCACCTCTAACTTTACTTGATTGTTCATCTTGAAGATCTTTGTAAACTCCTTTAAATGATGCTCTAATTTGATCAAAGTTTTTAGCTGCAGCAACTAGTGAATTAATGTTACCATCTCTTCCTGCTGTAATTTGTGTAGTCTCCATGTATCTAGCCAATCTATCTAACATGGATGCCATACCTTTGTAGGCTCTTGATGTAGGAGTTTCATACATTTTTTGGCAAAACTGTAATGCAATAAATATATCATCTTCCTCTGGAGAAAACTCTGCTTGTATCTCTTGTAGGATAAT